TTTTCCAAGGCGTTGATGATACTGATGATAATCAAATAACATAATGGTTGAATGATATGATTGATAAAGAAAAAATGATGAATTCATTATCTAAGAATTTACCGGCTGAAAAACATTCGGCAGTTGCTATCCCTGAGCAGAATAAAGATGTATTAGATGATTATGCATATTCACGTGACAAGTACAAAGGCATTTTGAACAACGGAGAAGTTGCATTAGAAGGATTAATGCAATTAGCACAGGAATCTGAACATCCTCGTTCTTATGAAGTATTAGCAGGCATGCTTAAAAATATGGCTGACGTTACTGACAAGCTTATGGATCTTCAGAAAAAGAAGAAAGAGTTAGTTATCGGCGATAAAAAGGAGCAGTCAAAGGCTGCTGCAATAACACAGAATAATGTGTTCGTCGGTTCAACAACAGACCTTCAAAGAATGTTACTAGATGCAAAGTCGGAAATAATTGATGTCAATACAGACGAATGATAGCTATCTTGGTAATCCAAACGTCAAACGTGACGGAGTAGAACACCAATTTACGGCTAAAGAATTAAAAGAATATATGAAGTGCATGCAAGATGCTTCTTATTTTGCACGCACGTACTTGAAAGTTATTCACCTTGATCGTGGACTTGTGCCATTTAATTTATATCCTTACCAAGAAAAAATGTTTAGACACTTCGACGATAATAGATTTTCTATCGTCTTGGCATGTAGACAATCTGGTAAGTCTATTTCCTCGGTTGGATATCTGCTATGGTATGCTTTATTTCATCCAGAGCAAACAATCGCAGTCCTTGCAAACAAGGGTGCTACAGCAAGGGAGATGTTGAGTCGTATTACTCTAATGCTTGAGAATTTACCATTCTTCTTGCAGCCAGGGTGCAAAGCACTTAACAAAGGTTCAATTGAATTTTCTAATAACAGTCGCATTATCGCTGCAGCTACATCAGGCTCCTCAATTCGAGGTATGTCTGTCAACCTACTCTTCCTTGACGAATTTGCATTTGTCGAAAACGCAAATGAATTTTATACATCCACATATCCAGTTGTGTCATCAGGAAAAACAACCAGAGTTATTATCACATCAACTGCCAATGGATTGGGAAATATCTATCACAAACTCTGGGAAGGATCCGTTCAGGAAACCAACGACTTTAAACCTTTCAGAGTTGACTGGTGGGATGTACCAGGAAGAGATGCCGAGTGGAAAAGACAAACTGTTGCAAATACCTCAGAACTACAGTTTGACCAAGAGTTTGGAAATAACTTCCTGGGAACAGGAAACACCCTTATTTCAGGAGAACATCTACTCGGACTAAAAGCATCCAATCCTGTTATGCGTCAAGAATCACTAAGACTATATGAAAGACCTGTTGAAGGTCATGATTATATTATGACAGTAGATGTTGCCAAAGGTAGAGGTCAAGACTATTCAACATTTAATATTATTGATGTCACGGCAAGACCATTTAAACAGGTAGCAGTGTATCAAGATAATATGGTATCACCACTTCTATTCCCTGATATCATATATAAGTATGCTAAAACATATAATGAAGCTTATGTCATTATTGAATCTAATGACCAAGGTGGCGTTGTATGTAATGGCTTATATTATGATTGGGAGTATGAGAATATGTTTGTTGAATCTCAACTAAAAGCTAATGCTATTGGTGCTACCATGACAAAGAAAGTTAAGAGAATTGGATGTTCTAATATTAAAGACTTAGTAGAACAAAACAAGCTTACTATTGTTGATGCTGAAACCATTATTGAGATGTCTACGTTTGTTGCAAAGGGTCAGTCATATGAAGCTTCCGATAATAACCATGATGACTTAATGATGAATCTTGTTATGTTCGGTTGGTTTGCAGCAACAGAAATGTTCCTAAACCTTACAGATATCGACTTTAAAAATATGCTATATACAGATAGACTAAGAGCAATAGAAGATGATATGGTTCCTTTTGGAATTATTGATGATGGGCATAAAACCTCAAGTGAAGTGGATTCACAAGGTCAAGTATGGGAATCGTTCCCTACTGATATGATTTAAACTAGGATACGTCAATCTATAAATAATAGTATTGAAGAACCACCGTATCATGTATTCTTATAAATTAACTGAAGAGGAAAGTCCTAATGGCATTTCAAGTCTCGCCTGGTGTTCAGGTTAAAGAAATCGACTTGACGAATGTTGTTCCTGCTGTTTCAACTTCAATCGGAGCTATCGCTGGTGCATTCCAGTGGGGTCCGGTAGGAGAAGTACGAACAATTGGCTCTGAAAAAGAGCTCGTCGAAGTTTTCGGTAAACCAGACAGTAACACCTACAAGTATTTCATGCCTGCTGCACAGTTTTTGCAGTATGGTAATACACTACGCACTGTTCGCGTAAACACTGCTAATCTAAACGCTACAGGCTCAGGCACTGGTGTTCAGGTTAAAAATGACGATCACTTCGATACCGTAGCTGCAGGTTCAGCTTTTGGTGTTGGTGAAGTTTTCGTTGCACGTTATCCCGGTCTCCTTGGTAACTCCCTAACTATTTCTATGTGTGGTGCTAACTCCACTGCATTTAATAACTGGGCTTACAAAGGCAACTTCGATAGCGCACCAACTACATCATCATATGTTAGCTCAAAATCAGGCTTAAGTGATGAAGTTCACATTGTTATCGTTGACACAAACGGTGCATGGACTGGTACAGCTGGTACTGTCTTAGAAACATTTGCATTCCTATCACAAGCAGGTGATGCAAGATCTGATGACGGCACTAACAATGATATGCGTGATGTGTTAAATTCACAATCAGAGTATATTCGCTTTATCGGTCATGAATCAACAATGACTCAAGGTGGCCTAGACGCTGCTGGTACAACTTTTGTATTTGGAACATCTGCTATTGATACTGTCCTTGCTGGCGGTACAAGCGATAATGCTCCTACACAAGGTGAACTTTCCATTGCATATGATCTTTTTGCAGATGCAGAAACATTGGATATCAACCTACTAATTGGTGGTGAATCTCCAACTGGTGCAGATGGTGTGACACATGCTAATAAACTAATTTCGATCACTGAAGGTCGCAAAGATTGTGTAGCATTTATCTCTCCACGTATTGCAGACTCAGTAAATAATGCAACAGCAGCTGCTGACATTGTTACCTGGGCTGACCAACTAACATCTAGCTCTTATGCAGTTATTGATTCTACTGCTCTATATGTCTATGACAAGTATAATGACGTATACCGCTGGATCTCTGCATCAGGTGCAGTAGCTGGTCTTTGTGCAAATACTGATAACGTAGCAGACGCATGGTTCTCTCCAGCAGGTTTGAATCGTGGACAAATCCTTGGCGTTACTAAAGTAGCCTTTAACCCTAAGAAAGGCGATCGTGACACACTGTATAAAGCACGTGTTAATCCTATCGTATCTTTCCCTGGCGAAGGCACAGTCCTCTTCGGTGATAAGACTGCATTGGCTAAGCCATCTGCATTCGACCGGATCAATGTTCGTCGATTATTCATCACATTGGAAAAAGCTGTTTCAACTGCTTCTAAATTCCAGTTGTTTGAATTTAACGATGAATTCACCCGTGCACAATTCCGCAACTTGCTAGAGCCATTCTTGCGAGATGTTAAAGGTAGACGCGGTATCACAGACTTCTTGGTAGTATGTGACGCAACCAATAATACTGGTAATGTCATTGACTCGAATCAATTTGTTGCAGATATCTACATCAAGCCAGCACGTTCCATTAACTTCATCACATTGAACTTTGTCGCCACACGTACAGGCGTTGAGTTTTCTGAGATCGTTGGACAATAAGGAGTAGAAAATGGCTATCTTAGGCGTAGACGATTTTAAATCGAAATTGGTTGGTGGCGGTGCTCGCGCTAACCTATTTAAAGCAACTGTTAACTTTCCAGGTTATGCCGGCGGTGATGTTGAACTAACATCATTCATGGTTAAATCCGCACAGTTACCTTCATCTGTAATTTCACCAATCATGGTTCCTTTCCGTGGAAGACAATTGCAACTTGCCGGTGACCGTACTTTTGAACCTTGGTCAGTAACTATCATTAACGATACCAACATGGAAATCCGTAATGCTATGGAGCGTTGGATGAATGGTATCAATCAACATGAAGCTAATACTGGTTTGACTAATCCAACGGATTACCAAGCTGATATGGTTATTGAGCAATTGAACAAAGCTGGGGAAGCTACTAAGACGTATAACTTCCGTGGCTGTTTCCCAAGTAATGTGTCTTCAATTGAAGTCTCTTATGATTCTGAAAACCAGATCGAAGAGTTTACTGTTGAATTCCAAGTACAATATTGGGATTCAGATACTACTTCATAAAGTGGTATAAATAGTAGCAACGGAGGGAGTTAACGCTCCCTCCAACTACTACAAAGGGTGAACACATATGGCGAATTTATTCGGTTTTGAAATTAAGCGTAAAGTTGAAGAGAAAGAGGAAGCTAAAAAGGTTTCTTTCGTTCCTCGCGATGATGAGGACGGCGGTGGAACTGTTGTTAATGCCGGCGGATACTTCGGACAATACTTAGATCAAGCTGGTGGAAACGCACGTAATGAAGCTGACCTTATTTTAAAATACCGTGACATTGCACAACAACCAGAGTGCGATGCTGCAATTGATGATATTGTTTCTGAGGCTATTGTC